CAGATGGGAAAAGCAGGAATTATAAATGAAAGTTAGAATAGCAAGAGAACAAATGTCTAAGGATATTGGAAAAGAAACAGACCTTGCTCTTGCAGCAGACCTGGCTATTAAAGTTTTAAAGACAGATCCAATGGTTATTGGTGAGCCAATTGCGGAAGTTAGCCCTGGTTGCCCTATGGGGTTTGCTAATCCAAAGGTAACTTTGCATTATGATATTATTAGTCCTAGTATCTTTGATAAGTTTAAGATTTTTATAACAGGAAAATCTTTAAATGATATTGTTAGAGAAATCAGGGGAGAAGTTTAAATGAAATTTGAATTACATCATGAAAAAGATGCTGGACCAATAGTTCGTTGGCTTGCAAATAAAATGTTGAACCTATTGCATAAGGTTGAAAAGCCTTTGTATGATTATGCAGATATGTATACAGCAGTATGGGATGATTATGAAGATGAAAGTGATCTTGCTGAGCCACACAACCAAATGGGTATTTTTGATAACTTAGAAACCTTGCCACAGTTTGAGCGACTAACAGAAGATTTAATTTAATGTGTGATGATGTTTATTATTATAAAGATCAAGTAAGAGAACTTCAAGCTATTAATAGTTTTGTTAAAAGCAATACTTTACTTTCCTTGCAAAATAGAATAGAATATGTTAGAGATGAGCGAGTCAAGTTAGGGCTACCAGTTCATGGTGTCACCATGGCTCTTGAAATAGTTAGGACAATGTTGAATGAAAAATAAAAAAGAAGTAAAAGATGAAAGAACAATTATCTATGAAAATAATTTATACACAGTAGATGAGTTTGTCAATAAGTATTCCCATGCCCTGGCATCGTACTTACTTACAAGACAACTTGGAGATAAAAGCAAGAAGTCTCACATAGTTGATCTTGCTGTAGAAAATGCATCCTTTGCAGAATCTCTTTACATCTCAGTAGACAGCTTCAGATAATGTTTCTTACAAAAATGATAAAGTTTGCTGAAAAAATTGGTATGGATGTAGATGAATTAATGGAAATGACAGTATTAGATGCCATAATGAAGATAGAAGAAACTAGAAGTATGTGGGCAGACTTAAGAAAAGAAATAGGATAGTCTTTAAGGTATAATTAAATAGTGAACTCTATGATAGATATAAAAGTAATTGGCTGTGGTGGCGGTGGAACTAACGCCGTAGATAGCATGATACTACAAGGACTTTCTGGGGTAGAGTTCATTGCGATAAATACTGATGTTCAAGCATTAATGCCAAGTTTGGCAGATGTAAAAATTGATATTGGAAGAGATAGAACTAGTGGTCTTGGTGCTGGAGCAAATCCAAATATTGGAAGACTCTCAGCAAAAGATAGCATAAGTGAAATTTCTGAAGTTGTTTCAGGTGCTGACGTTGTTTTTGTAACGGCTGGAATGGGTGGTGGAACTGGAACTGGTTCTGCACCTATAGTAGCAGGATGTGCTAAAAAGGCTGGAGCCTTAACTGTAGGCGTTGTAACTACCCCATTTGCATTTGAGGGCAAGAAGCGTATGATAAATGCCTTAGAAGGAATTGATAATTTTAGTAGAGAAGTTGATACTTTAATTGTTGTTCCAAATAACAACCTTATTTCTATGTTAGACCCAGATATATCAATGGAAGATGCTTTTAAAGAGTCAGATAGTATTCTATTAAAGGCTATAGCAGCTATATCAGATTTAGTAACAACCCCTGGTCAAATCAATATTGACTTTGCAGACATTAAAAGAGTTATGAAAGATGCTGGTTCTGCATTTATGGGTATTGGGTACGGCTCTGGAAACAATCGTGCTGAGATTTCAGGCAATCAAGCAATTACAAGTCCTATTCTTGATGTAGATTTAAATGGTGCAAGAGGCGTTCTTATTTCAATTGCATCTTCTGGAGATATAAAAATGTCTGAAGTAAACATGATAGCCTCACTAGTTTCAGAAAAAGCACACGAAGATGCCGATATTATCTTTGGAACCACTATTGATGAAAGTCTTGAGGATGGGATTTTAGTTACAGTTGTAGCGACAGGCTTTATAAATGAATGACATCCAGTGGACATTTGGAATCATAACAGTATACGAAGATAAGCAAAGACTTCAAGAGATCATAGAGAGCATTCGTAATCTTAATATCCCAGAATATGAAATACTATTTGTTGGTGGCGGAGATAGTTCTGATATTGATGGTAAGGATATTAGAAAGATTGACTTTGATGAATCAGTTAAAGAAAGATGGATTACAAGAAAAAAGAACATCCTTGTAAAAGAAGCTAAGTATGACAATATAGTTTTGATGCACGACTATCATATATTTGATAAAGACTGGTATAAAAACTTTGTTGAATTTGGAACTGATTGGGAAATTTGTTCTTGCCCACAATATTTAATTACTGGATCAAGAAATCCTATGGACTGGTCTCTTTGGGATAAGCCAGGTCACGGAAGAGCCTGGTCTTTAGACTACAACGATTGGTCTCAAACTCAGTATATGTACATCTCTGGTGGATTCTTTATGGTCAAGCGTCATGTAATGATTGAAGAACCACTTGATGAAAGTCGTGGATGGAATGAAGAAGAAGATGTTGAATGGTCTTACAGGATAAGAGATAAGTATGTTATGAAGTGCAATGGTAAAAGTATTGTTAGACATAACAAGTGGCATAGACACGCAGGACCACAAAGATGAGTAATAAGTTAGTTATATTTGATTTAGATGGTGTGCTAATTGATTCAAAAGACTTACACTATCAAGCCCTTAACAATGCATTAGAAAAAGTTGATCCAAAATATAAAATATCTTACCAAGAGCATTTGTCAAAGTATGATGGTTTAAATACTAAGAAAAAACTTTCTATGATTACTCAAGAAAAAGGGCTGCCACAAGACTCTCATAATAATGTTTGGAAAGATAAGCAGGAAGAAACATTTTTAATGCTTGAAAATATTCCAGCAAACACAAATGCTATAAACATTATGTTATACCTAAAATCTGAGGGTTGGAAAATTGCCATAGCATCTAATAGTATTAGAGAAACTATTATAAAGTCTTTACACGGAATACAGGTACTTCATTTAGTAGACTACATTGTTAGCAACGAGGATGTCTGGCATCCAAAGCCACATCCAGAAATGTATTGGAAGTGTATGGTAGCGTTAGATGCATTTCCAAAAGATACAATAATTATAGAAGACTCTCACATTGGAAGGCAGGGAGCTTTAAATTCTGGGGCAAACCTATACCCAGTTAAAGATTCTTATGATCTTAATGATACAATATTCATAGAGTTTATAGAAAGATTTGAAAAGAAAGAGAGAACTGGACAAGTGCCTTGGAAAAATAAAGAGATGAATGTTCTTATACCTATGGCTGGTGCAGGTTCAAGATTTGCACAAGCAGGTTATACTTTTCCAAAGCCATTGATTGAAGTTAACGGTAAGCCAATGATCCAGGTAGTTGTTGAAAATCTTAACATTGATGCACATTATATATTCTTAGTACAAAAAGATCATTATGAAAAATATAATCTTAAACAACTTCTTAATCTTATTGCTCCAGACTGCGACATAGTTATTGTTGATGGAATGACTGAGGGTGCTGCTTGTACAACCTTACTTGCTCAAGAGCTTATCAATAACGACAAGCCACTTATAATGGCTAACTCTGATCAGTATGTAGAATGGGACTCCAACGAAGCACTGTATGAGTTTGGTGCTAGCAATATAGACGGTGGAATACTTTCATTTAAAGCAACTCATCCAAAGTGGTCTTTTGCAAAAATTGGAGAAGATGGATTTGTTTCAGAGGTAGCAGAAAAGAATCCAATTTCTGATAATGCAACAGTTGGTATATACTATTGGAAACACGGATCTGATTATGTTAAGTATGCAAATCAAATGATTGATAAAAACATTAGAACTAACAATGAATTTTATGTTTGCCCTGTTTTTAATGAAGCAATTGAAGATGGCAAAAAGGTAAGATTGAAAACTATTGATAAGATGTGGGGAATTGGAACCCCTGAAGACTTGAATTACTTTTTAGAAAATAACAAGGAGATATAATGGCAAAAGGTAAGAAAGACTATTTAAAAATGCAAAACGATTACTATGATGAATATGCTGCTAAGTGGTCTTTAGATTTTAGAGATCCAGTAGTTGGATCATATGATGCTCACAATAACTGGAAAGACTATGATGAATTTCTTTTTAAAGATTTTGATACCTCTGGTTTAGTAGCACTAGACTATGGATGTGGTCCAGGAAGAAACATTGTAAAATTTAATAGTAAGTTTGAAAGAATTGATGGAGTAGATATTTCAGATGTTAATCTAGAAAAGGCTAGAGTTAATTTACAACATAATAATATAGAAGTTCCAAACCTGTATGTTACACCTGGAGATAACCTATCAATGATTGAAGATAATGTTTATGATGTAATGTTTGCAGTAATTTGTTTCCAGCATATCTGTGTTCACGATGTTAGATTTAACATTCTTAAAGAAGCTTACCGTGTTCTTAAAGATGGTGGAAAGCTTTGCTTCCAAATGGGATTTGGTGGAAAAGAAGGTATTCCAACGGCTGGATATTATGATAATCTTTATGATGCTGCAAGTACAAATGGTCATTCAGATGTTAGCGTTACTAATGAAGATGAGTTAATTGATGATTTAATTAACAAAATTGGATTTAAAAATTATAAGTCTGACATTAGACCAACTGGTCCAGGGGACAATCATAGAAATTGGATTTGGGTTCAGGTTGAAAAATGATTTACATATCCCATCGTGGTAACTTAACTGGAAAGCATCATGATCTTGAAAATAGTCCAGTCTATGTTTATCAAGCTATAGATAAAGGTTTTGATGTAGAGGTTGATCTTCGTCATAAAGACGGAAAGATGTTTTTAGGTCACGAAAAGCCTCAATATTTAATAGACGATAACTTTATTGATGAATGCAGAGAAAATTTGTGGGTTCATTGTAAAGATAAAGAGTCTTTAAAGTATGCTCTTGATGAAGATTTGAATTGCTTTTTTCATAAAGCAGATGACTATACTTTAACTAGTAAAGGTTATGTATGGGCATTTCCAGGAGTAGCAAAGGCAAATTCAAATACAATTGCAGTTCTTCCAGAACTATTTAGAACTGTAGAAGAAATGAAAGATTTAGACTATCATGGCTACTGCTCTGATTTAATTGAATATATAAGGAGTAGTCACAATGTTTAAAGAGATAGATTATAACAAACACTTTGTTATTGGTACACCGCTTGTGGGATGGAAAGCAGACATGGGTGAAGAGATGTCTTGGCTAGAAAACTCAAAACAAATAATTGAAAAATTCCCGAATGCAAAATTCTTCACTGCATTAGAACTTGATAGCAGAGGTCTACAGCCTTTTGAAAGAGTTTTGAGTGCATTAAAAGAGATCAACGGAGATTTCTGGACATATACAGTAAATGATATGGAAAGCACTGTAACCTCTTCTAACAGATGGATTAGAATTGAAACTGGTAGAAATCTTATTAGAGAGTTTGCACAAAGGCTCCGTAAAACTTCTGGACATCACTGGGGAGAAGATTGTACAGAAGAAAATCTTGGAGTTGTAAACTATGATGCAATATTGTATGTTGATTCAGATATAGTTTTAACTGCAGAACTTATTGAAAAATTGTTTGAAGTAGATCATCCTATTGTTAGTGCAGATGTCCCAGCTTATGGACTAAGAGGAAAAGCTGTTTCTGATAATCCAAGAATTGAAGAGCACTGGAATACTGCAGGAATGCTTTTAGTAAACTCCCCAGCATTTTATGATCTACCTTGGTATCATAACTCATATCTTAATTTAAGTGATGATCCAACATTCCAGTCAATGGCTGAAAGATTAAAGGTAAGAGTTGGATTAGAGAATCTTGATCATACATATGGTATGACTTGGGTAAGAAAAGATATAAAAGCAGAGCATAGAGGTCAACTACTTGCCGTTGAAAATAGAAGAATTCCTCCTAGAGATCTATAGATTTCCTTAGGATGGGAAACATCCTGGATATGATGCTAAACTATCCAAATATGTTAGGAGGAGTAATGATAAGTAAAAGATTTTCAGTAGCAAGTGCATGTAACTTGTGCCTTGATTTAATTACAAAATTTATTAATAAAGCAGAGCAAAAGTCTAAAAAAAATCCAGATTGCAAGTGTAAAAACTGTAACTGCTCCTAATCATATGATAAACTAATTAGATGCACAAAAAGTTTATAGCCTCTATATTTTCAGTATTATTAGTTTTTGCTCAAGCAACACCAGCAAGTGCAGCAGATTCTATTAGATATAAGTCTACGGAAATACAGGTTATTTCAAAAGGAAAATGGACAACTTTAAAATTTAATGGTGGAAAGACAGAAATTCAGGGTAATGGAAAAAGATCTTTATTTTGTTATCAAGCTGGTATTGATACAGTAGGAAAGAAAAGACCGTCATATATTAAATTAAGAATAACTAGAATAGTTCCAGGTCCAAATGATCCAAGTGCTACTAACACATATTTCTTTACTGAAAAACCAGGAAGTGAATTTGTAGCTTCTAACTGTTGGAATATTGTAACAACCTATCCTGTTGTAGTTCAAATTAAAATTACTGGTGGAAGTAAGACTTATAACTCAGACATTAGACAATTTAAAATGTGGACACCAAATGCAGACTATCCACAAGATTTCTCTGATTTTATACCTGAAACAACTATTAATTAGTTTATTAGCAATGATATAATAGATTTGTTAGATACGTCTAACAAGGAGTCTATGCAATAAATTGAAAAAAATCTTTTCCTACCTACTATTACTTCCAATAATATCTGCTACAATGATGTTTTTGATTCTGCCAGCAACCCAGGCAAACACTCCGCTTGTATGCAATATGTCTACAATTACTGGAGATGATGATGGATCTTTTCCAATGACTCTTCCATTTACTCTGACTCTAGGTAGCACAGACTATACTCAAATTTTTTATAGCACGAATGCAACTGTAACTTTTGGAAATCCAGATGGTACATATTGGGACTACCCACAAACACCATCTATATCTATAGCTGGAAAAGACTGGGTTTCTTTTGGTCCAGGTGCATATACTTCATACGGATACAATGAAAATTCATTTTGTATAGAGTGGTCTGTTCGCCCATTCCCACAATCAACTGGACCACTTACTCAAATGAGACTTGTTGTTACTAAGTTTTCAAATGGTGGATGGCATGGTGAGATTATTACAATGACAGATCTTCCAGCAGATGCAAGAAGAGCGATTAGATTTGAAAGAGGTCAGGCTGTTGTCCCAATGGA